CGATTGCTGCGGGGGCTAGAAAAACAGCGTTAAAGAGATTCAAAAAAGCTCTATCAAAAAATAATCAATTTGGATTAGTTTCCATATAAGGAGAAACGAAATGGCTAAAATAACTACAGATGATTCTAGTGGCGTTCAAATAGCAACAGTTGAACTGGAAACTCCAGAAGGATTTGCCCAGTACAAAAAAGGACTGGACGTTGGTATGTCACATTGGTCCCAACATCCTGAAACTAACGAGCTGCTAAAGTTCAGATCAGAGAACAATCAAAATGCCCGTATTTACGTTAAATATGGAGAATTTACCAAACAGGTGAGATAATGCCAGATATTAATCCAACATTAGACCTTCGTGAACTGGTTTATTTTGATGATCAACCTTTTTACGTTGTAGCGTTCAAGCTGAAACCAAGTGCTGTAGAAAATAAAGTCATGTACCAGATTGCTCAGGACATGCCTAGTTTTTATGGTGACGGTAGAGGTACGTTTCCTTCGGTTACTGCGTATTATGATCGAGAGGAACTTCAAACAGTTGCCGAACATAATATCACTGTTCTAGCTCAACTTGAAGCTGATGCCAATCAATACGAACGTACACTTACAGGTATTCCTGTTATCACTCTCAACGGCGAACTTGAATATTCCTACGTTTGGGATGGTACGAATTCCTACGTTTGGGATGGTGAATCTTATCCTCCATACGAGGATCCTATTGCACCAGGAACAATTTGGCAGGATTATATTGCTTTGAATCCAGTCGCTACATACACTGATCAGGAAGATGGCGGGGGAGCTGATCCGTTGCCTCCAGTTCCTCATACTGGAAATATTCTCTGGAACGAACTAACCTCTCTCTACGAGAATGACAATCCAGATTTTGTTTTAACCACTTCGATCACCAGAAAAAATCCTGATGAAACTATCGACAACGTTGCGGTCGTGAATCTGTCTATATTAGGTGTATATACGATCATTTTCTCGTTAGTTGATCATCAAGGAATTTATTCCTATAATGTTCAGAGAATTGTCACTGTAAACGAAGTTCCTGTACGTCCATCTGGAGCGTGTTAAAATGCCTGCTGTAACTCGGAATGGCGATATTTCGGTGGGTATTTGTGCTTGCTGCTGTTCGGGTTGTCCACACGTTTGGATTTCGACTCATTTCGGGGGAAGTAGTAATGTTTTGGCAAATGGAAAAGGTATTATGAGATTAAACGATCTTGGGGCTTGTTCGTGTCCACATTGTCCCATTTCACATGCTGCCGTTGCTAGTTCAAATGTTTTGGTTAATGGTCGTGGTGCTCACCGTTTGGGTGATTTACATGTTGTTCCTTGTGGAACAGGGAATGTAGTAACTGCCAGTCCAAATGTAATAGTAAATTAATAAGGAAATAATAAAATGAGTGAAATTGTAACAAAATATTCAGCAACAAGATATTATTTAGCAGGAATCAATGAAACTTTAATTGATTGGAAAAAGATTCGAGCTATTGTAAAAATATTAGATTCGGACGTATCAGGCGCAATTGAAAAATGGGAAGATTTTAAATTACATATTGCTCCATTATGTACTTCGGGAAATATTGCTTTTATGGGTTCAGCTTCAAAAGCGGATAATGTTCCTGATGAAACAATAACCCGTCCTGTACCATTAGTTCAAGCTGCTGATGTTTTCAATTTAACAAAATCCGCCATTGATAATGGATTTATATTAAATCCTGAAAAAGTTTGGATTCCAACAAATACTGATCCACAAGTTTATGATGAAGAATTACAACAGGCATTGGGTAATTGGTATTGTGTCGCGGATTTTTATATTCAAATTTTAGATTTACTTTATCTAATAGGTAATGTTAAATCTTTCTGTGCTTTACATTCTATAATAAACAAAATTCCTGAAATTTATAATGTTGCTGCTGCCATTCGCCCTGCTCAACTGTTAAGAACACCTGGACAAACAATTCAGATGTTTCCAAATACAAATGCTTATATTTCTAGCAAAACAGAATTTACTATTTTAGATTCCAAACGGATTTATGATGTTCTTCAGGATGAATTTTTCTATTGGGTTTCAAGAATGGAAATTGAATATATTCAAGAAGATCCTCTTTTAGATTTTACCATCGGTTCAACCAAAGCAAATGTTTCGAGTGTATGGCAACAAACTTTAGATGGTTTTGGTGAAGTAATTGGTTTAACAGAAATCACCGATCCAGCTAATGTTCAAGATTTAGGTAATCCTGTTTATATTTTTGATGTTGTTGATCAAGATAGATCAGAACCAACGGATGTTTTTATTGGTTTAAACTTTGCTTCTTATACTCAAGCTGACGGAACAATGATCAATCTTCCGTTAAGTGAAGCTCCAAATAGTTGGACTTGGAATGTTGATCAACCTTCTCAGTTTGGAGTTACTATAAACGATCCTAGTTCACCAGCACCAGCACCCCCAATTCCACCATCGGAATGGTTGCCCACTTCATTTTTGAATGTAGCTTTATATTTTAGAATTTTAAGGGATGATAGGATTACGCCATGAGTTGGATAAGATTTAGTTCACTTCTATGTGAGTTCAAAGAAGAAAAAGATGAAGATGGAAATTTAGTGACCCAGAGATATGTTTCTTTGGGTAGATTTAGTTTCTGGATTTGTTTTATCATAATGTCAACATTTTGGTATGGAGATGGCCCAGATGTACCAGATTCTCTGTACGATGTGTTTTTTATGATGGTGCTTTATAACTTTTTCAAAAAGCCTCTAACAATGCTGGATGGAGAAGCTCTGAGCAAAATGTTCGGCAGAAAAAATTGACAAAAATAATAAATGTGTTATAATGATATAATAAATTAATAACCCAAGAGGTATAAATGAAACATTCTCCGTATTCTCATAGCAAAATTGGATGTTATGAAGATTGTCCACACAAATTTTTTCTGAAATATATCAAGAAAATAAAAATTACCCTAGAACCGAAATTTTTTGAGAAGGGTAATTTTTATCATAAGGTTCTTGAAAATTATCCGGAGATTCCTAAATTCAATTTCAAGTACAGTACCGAAGAGGAACAAAAATTATATCTGGAAAATATTCTTGCCTTCATAGATAACGAGCATACCAAAGAACTTTTGGAAAATTCTTTCGGAGCCGAAATTGAATTCAAATTTGATGAGTCCTTAGAACCTACCAACATTAGTAAATGGAAAAGCGGTTTGTACGGATACATCGATTATGTTGGCAAAACTGCTACCGAAATCCACATTGTTGACTGGAAGAGTAAAGATCACGGCTCTAAGTATCCAACAAACAAGAAACAGTTGGAAATGTATGCTGCCTGGATATTTGCGGTTAGACCAAATCTTCAAAAAATCGTTTGTGAGTTCGCCTATATTGAGGATATAACGTTCGATACCTTCACTTTCACAAGGGAAGACGGAGAACTGTTCACTCAAGATATTATAAATAGAATTAGTATTATTGAAGAAGATTCTATTTTCAAAAAGGCTGTACGGAAAACCTGTTCGAAATGTGATTATTTTGAAATGTGTAAACCGTATCACCAACCAACTACAAGGAACGTTAAAGGAATTAACTATGAGTAGACCAATCTATCAGGTACATTATCCGAAGATCGGTAAAATCACGATTAAGGTGGATAATATTATCATGAAGTACAAGCACAATGACCTTGTTGAGGAACAGGCTTTCTTTTCAAAATATCCACATATCTTCAAGCCTAGACCAGATTTGAGTCATTTAAGTTTTGAACTTGCTGAAGTAGAAGAAAAAATGGTGGAATCGGTGGATGAATTTGTGCCTATTCTTCCTGTGACGAGAAAAGTTGAGGAACCTGTTGAAGAGGAACCTGTTGAAGAGGAACCTGTTGAAGCTGCCGTAGCTGAAATTCCTGTTCCAACTCCTACTCTGATCACAAAACAAGAAGTGACGAAAGAGGAAAAACAGGAGCTTTTGGAAAAACCAAAATCTGAGCTAAAAATTCAATCACCATCAAAAGGATGGTATATTGTTGTTGATGAAACTGAAAACCAAATATTTCCGGCTGATGGCAAAAAATGTCGAAAAAAAGCGGCGGAAAAATTCTTAGAGGAGAACGAAAAATGAATGTACAGGTAATAACAAACGTGAATTTTATTTGGCAGGGCAAAACCTATAAAATTGGCGCAATAATCGAAAACTATAGTGGTGATCTTTATGAGTCCCTACGAGTTGTTTCTAATCAACCAAAAACTGGTGCTGCTCCTTCAACTCCCGGGCATCCTGAAAAAGTTGTGGAAATTCTGAAAACTCAAGATGATACTGAAATTCTGGGATTTTTTGACGGAACTTCTCTATCGCCAGAGACAATCAAAGCAAAAATTCGGGAAGTTGAATCCGCAACAGTAGTGGAAACGAAATCCTTTGAGTCTTCTGATGTTCCAAAAGAGCCAGAAGTTGAAGAACTGAAAAAAGTGAAGGTTGCCCGTGGTTGGTATGAAGTTCAAGATGAAGACGGAAACACAATTTCAAACAAAAAAATGCGGGAAGCTGAAGCTGATATTTTTATCAAAAATCTTAATGCTTAAAGGCTAAGTTATGGATCCAAATTATAACACAAGACGTGGACTGAAGGACTATGTCCTAAGAAATCTAGGCCATCCAGTTATTAATATTGAACTTGATGATATGCAATTGAATGACCTGATCAATACCGCGCTGGAAGAGTTTCTACCTTATTCAGATGATGGTATTGAAAAAAGATTCAAGGTCCTTCAATTGGAATGTGGAAAATTATCATACGAAATGCCGGATGAAATTTATTCCATTTTGGGTCTATATTCATCGAATTATCTGGACTATTCACCTGCGCCTTCTGATCTATTCAGTATCAATCAATATATGGCTAATGATATGATGATCGGTGGCCTGGGGAAAATGGACATTCTTTCCTTAGAATTGGTACAAGAGCAAATTTCGACTTTAGGTGTTGTTTTTGGCAAGAGAATTGAATACAATTACAATGAGATCACCAAGGAATTGTATCTTCATTCTGATCCAAGAAGTCAAACATACTTCAATGACATTGGCGGAAATAACCTGATGGTATTCATGGAATATTATCGTAGGTTAACATATGAGTTATTTAATGACTCTGAAGAAAATAAGGTCTTTGGACACTATTGGATCCAGCAGTGCTGTACTGCTTATGGCAGAATTCAATGGGCAAGCAACTTGATCAAATATGGTCAAACAACTTTGCCTAATGGTATGACTCTGAACCCAGATGCTATCATGCAGCAAGGATCAGCGGATTTGGAAAAACTCATGGTTGTCCTGCATGAAGATCAGAAGTTTGCTGAACCTGTGGATTTCTTTGTAGGTTAATTAAAAATAAATAATTTAATGGAATTAAGGCGAGTGTTGATAGCACTCGCCTTTTCTGTTTTATAAATATAAATAATGACAACTCTAAGGCGAAAAAATTATGGGAAGATTTAGAAGACCATCAACTGGCGTAGGCGCTCATCCTTTTAGGTTAAATGAACAGATGCCTACTGCGGATATTGAACTCATGAAGGACCTTTTTGAGGAAGGTGTCCAACTTTATGGCGATCCTCTCATTTATATCCAAAAAGAGTTCACAGAGGAAGAAGCTACCTTTGGAGAGCATCTAATTGAAACAATGAAAGACGTACACCACTTTTTTGGATTTGTCGAGCAAGTTGAGGGCTGGGAAGGTACTGGAGAAATGTTTTCCAAGTTTGGCATTCGTTCAATGGATGAAATGACTATTCACGTACCTAAAAATACTTTTTTCGATTTGGGCTTTGTGCCTAAATTTGGAGACTTGATATATCATGTTGTTTCCAAGAAGCTTTGGGAGATCGAGGACGTCAAGGATGATAAGGATTACAGCTTTATGCCACTGAGTCAGTATGTAGCATACATTTTCGGCATGAAAGCTTACCGCTTCGATCATGTTGAAGCTGGACCTGAATTTCAACAATCCGAGGATGAACATATTCAGACTATTAACGAGGTTCTGTTTGGAGACGGTACTGTTCAAGACAATGCCCATGATGTTGAAATTGAACAAAAGAACGATAAACTTGATGCAGAAATCATTGAACAGGATATCATTGATGATTCTGAAGATGATCCAATAGGATTTGGATAAATGGAATATTTTGCCCATAGAAATATAATCAGAAAATCTGTTATTTCATTCATGACACTTTTTGACAAGATTTGGATTGAAAAATATAGAACAAATGGAACTTCCAAGCTGTTCAGGGTTCCCATTCAATTCGCGAACCGCGAAAAGTGGCTCCAACAGCTTCAATCTCGTGTGCATTTTGCAGGTAATCACGATGGGTTTCACAACAACACCCGTTTTGAAATCGATATGATTTTTCCTAGAATTTCTGCTAATATTACCTCACTCAGTTACGATACCATGCGAAAAGTGGGTAAAACCAATAAACTTTTCTCATGTGAAGCCTGTTCCTTGAATGAGCTGAACGTGGACACTTCATTTGCTCCGGCGCCATGGAATCTGGAATTTGAGCTTGCTATCATTTCAAAAAATATGGATGATGGCTTACAGATCATCGAACAAATTGTACCATTTTTTCAACCTTCTCTATCCGTGAACATCAAATATCTTGAGGGCTTCGCATCGGATTCTGTGCCTATTATTCTGGATTCAATTACTCCTACTCATGATGAGGATTTGGATGCTGATGTTGAACGGAACTTCATTTGGATTCTAACGTTCAGAATGAAAATCAATTTCCATATGCCGAAGAAAATTAAAGGCAGAATTGATGATGTTATAATGAATCTTCACCCAAACGAAAAGGGTGCGGAATATGATCAGTTAACTCAGTTTCAATTGAACGCGGAGAAATTGGAAAATATTAATCAGCTTTCGGACATGTTCGCTTTGATTTATGATCGTGAACAAGAAACTATTCAAATTCAAAAAAATTCAGAAAACGAAATTAGAAGTTTTGAAGAAGAATTTAAGGATGTGAATTATCAATTGTCCTTGATGGTGTCCCAGGGAGAGTTTGACTATACTGCTGATGAATTCTATATGACAGATTTGGCTGGAACGACTACCTATCTTGTACAGGCAGACTTTAATCTAATCAAAATCAAAACCAGTACTTCTGATGAAGCTATTGGCGCCCCTCAGATTGTTCAATTTGAGGAAGTGACTTCAGGAAATACATTTATGATGGCCATTTCCGACACAGGAGATTTAGAAATCTCACATTAAGGAACTCAAATGAGTAAGAACGAAACTAAATTAAAGAATCTCCATGAAAAATTTAATCTAGCAGAAAACGCAATAGACCAAATGACTGTGGTGGTGGATTCCCTTGAAGAGGATCTAACCTCACTGGAAGTCACTGAAATTGGTCAACCGGGAGAATATCTACCTGAAAACAATTCTCAGAAAGAAGTTTTCACGCTGGACCTTCTCAAATCTGATTTCATGACCATGCGTTCCAACATTATGTCTGTAATCAATAGAGGTCAAAAAATTCTGGAAGAGACCGGAACTCTGGAGATTGGTGACATGAAGGCCTCTCAACTGGAAGCTCTTGCCCAACTCCAGAAATCCACAGGAGATAATATCAAGCTGCTGATGGGAATTTACAGGGACATCATTGCAGTTGAAAAAGATAAATATATTTTAATGAATGGACTAAACCAAGAAATGCTTGGTGCAGGTCAAGGACAAATTCAAGTTGCGGCAGGCGCCACATTGAATCAGAACGTGATAGTTGCTGGCTCAACTCATGATATTTTACGCCTAATGGAAAAAGCGAAAGAAGAAACTAATGGCTCAAACGATTGAATGGGAATTACCTGATATTGAAGAAGATGTTGAGGGTAATTTTAACATATATTATGAAAACAACAAACTCCTTAAACGTGCGGATGTGCAGCTGGCTTACACCGATGAACACATTAAGGAGTTTATCAAATGCAAAAATGATATTTTTTATTTCGCCGAAAAATATTATCATATCAGGGACCTTGATTTAGGCATCATCAAAATCACTCTAAGAGATTACCAAAAGAAAATGCTTGCCTCTTTTGTAGATAATCGGAACACAATCTGTAATGCTACCCGGCAGTGCGGAAAATCCACAGCTTTCGAAATTTTCGTTTGTCACTATGTTCTATTTCAGGAACACAAAAACGTGGCCATTCTAGCCAACAAAGCTGCCAGTGCCATAAACATTCTCAGAAAAATTAAAGTCGCGTATTCTCTCTTGCCTAAATGGCTTCAGAGTGGCGTTACCATGTGGAACAATAACACGATTCGAATGGAAAACGGTTGTGAGGTCCTAGCTGCGGCCACTAGCTCCAGTGCTGTTCGTTCATTCGCTATCAACTGTCTAATCATCGATGAAATGGCATTCATCGGTACTAACATTTGGACCGAATTTTTCAGTTCTGTTTATCCTACTGTTTCGTCTTCAAAGACTTCCAAAACGATTCTTGTCTCAACTCCGAATGGAATGAACCATTTCTATCGGTACTGGCAAGCTGCCATCACCAAAGATAAAAATTTAAAAAATACGTTCAATCCTATTGAGGTCCATTGGTCCCAGGTTCCGGGCCGTGATGAAAAATGGTATAAAGAAACTCTGTCTAATATGACACCTGAAGAATTCAACCGTGAATTCGGTGGGGATTTCCTTGGTTCATCTTTCACTCTGATTAATGGAAAAACACTCCGGGAACTGGCATGGAAACCTGCTCTCAATCACTGTAAACTCCATGAAAAACTGAACGAATTTAGTAAAAATCTTCGGGTCTTTAGGGATGTCGAGAAAAATCATGCCTATATTATGTCTGTTGATAGTGCTAAGATTCGCGAGGATTCTAATGGTGATCCAGTTGCCATTCAGATTATTGATATCACGAGATTCCCATTCAAACAGGCTGCTGTTTTTCAGGTCGTCAATGGCATACATTATCTTCAAATTCCAGAAATTGCGTATACAATTGGTACATATTTCAACAATGCGTTCGCTTTTGTGGAAAATAATGAAATTGGTCAACAAGTTGTGGATTCACTGGCATATGAATTTGAATATGAAAATGTATTCTTTGAGAAACCCAACTTGGCGGGGTACAGAACATCCACAAAAACGAAACGTTTGGGTTGTTCAAACATTAAAGGTTGGATTGAAAAAGGCAAGCTGATTGTAAACGATGCTCTTACCATTGAGGAATTGAGTACGTTTGTCAAGAAGAAAAATGGAACATATTCGGCCGAAGAAGGATATACGGATGACCTCGTTATGTCACTGATGGGTTGCTTGTTCTTCACAACCAGACCAGAATTTGATGCCTTCACTGAACTCAAGGATGTTGCCAAAGTTCTATTTAGTAAAGAAAAGATTGAAAGTTTGGAACATATGTCAGAGGAAGCTTTGCCCGCATTTGGTATTGTTGATGTGGATGGAGTTGATGCCTTTGATGATGAGTTTTCCGTTTTTTGACATTATTATAAATAAATGTACACAAGGTACAATTAAAATTTGAACGGTCAAAATTTCACGCCATAGCTGCGTGTTTGGCTCTAACCTATAACTCAATTTAGGAGTAAAAAAATGGCTTTTAGTCTTAGTCCTTCTGTTGATGTTCGTGAGTACGATTTAACTTTATCTGTACCGAATTTACCAAGTGCCAAAACTGGCATGGTTATTCGTTGCGATAAAGGCGAAGCTCTCACGATTAAATCAATAACAAGCGAACGGGACCTTGTTGCTGCTTTTGGAGAACCTACATCATTTAACTATCAAGATTGGTTTAATGCGTGGAACTTCCTACAGTATTCAAGTTCACTCTACATGGTCCGAGCAATGGATGATGATGTTGAAAATGCGGGTATTGAAATTACCGCTGATCCAACAGAACAATTTGTCGTTACGGAACAACTCACCCAGGAAAAACTTTTTAATTCAGATGTTGCCGAGCTAACTTTAGAGGCGGATGTTATTCCTGAAGGTTTACGTTTTTACAACAAAGATGTAACACCTTTTCAAAATCTTGCTGTTGCTATCTGTATGTCTGCTGATAAATGGAACGAACCATTCTGTGGTCAAGGTGTACACACCCTGATTTCTGATGTTTCTTTCAGTAATTTATCTTATGATCCTTCTTATGATCCTGACACAACTGAAATTCCATTTACTGCCAATTCAATGGTTGTTGGTGAAACCTTTGTTTTTGAAGGTAATACTTATACCGTGACAGTAGTTGGAACTAATGATGTTACGGTTGCTCCTCACGTTGTTGATGGCGCGGGCAATCTTGTTTCTGGTGTATTCACTTTCAAAACAGATATTCCAGTTGCTGAACGCGAAGCAATGTTTTCAAACGATCTTGTAAATGCTGATGGTTCATTGGTTGATTTTTCTTCATTCTTTGAATATCCACCAGAATTTGCTGAAGGTGAATTTGCTGTTATCGTTTTTGAAAAACAAGATGGCAAATACGATAATGTTGAAATCTTCACTGTTTCGAAAAAAGAATCTGGTCGGGATTCAGAAGGTAGAAATATCTTCATTGATGAAGTTTTCTTCAAAAAATCAAAATATCTGTATGCTAAGTACAATTTAGAGTACGCCCTAGATATTAATACCGATAGTTCTGATTTGGTTATGATTGTTGGAACAACTGTTAGTGATTTTGCGAATGAACCAATGTGGCTCTATCCTCGCAAAGTTCAATATTTAACTGATGGCACAACATTCGATCAGTGGATTTATGATCCAGTTGGTTACACTCAGGCTGATGTTATGGCTGGATTTGATTCATTTGCTGATCCAGAGAATTTTGATATCAACATTCTGGTTTCACACCAATTGGACATGAACCGGGCTTCAACAATCTGTGCCACCCGTAAGGATTGTATTGCTATTGCTGCTCCTTATGATTATGCTTCCCTCGTTGGAAAATCAGCTACAGAAGCTTCTCAGTGGTTGATTGCTGAATTTGGCTCACAGACTGCTCCAGTTGCTGGAACATTCTATGCTTTCAACTCTTATTCTGCCATTTATGGAAACATGAAATACCAGTACGATAAATTCAATGATGTCAATCGTTGGTTATGTATCGCTGGTGATATCGCTGGTTTGGCTGCTCAAACTGATGCCAATCGCGATCCATGGTGGGCATTTGCTGGGCTTGAGCGTGGTAAGATTCGCAACTCAATCAAACCTGCT